GGATTGGGATTTATCTACTAATCAAGTCTGCGAGTTGACTCTCACAAATAACACCACCTTTGACGCACCTACCAACATTCAGGACGGTGGGTTTTACTCAATAACGCTTATTCAGGACAGCACAGGCAGTCGTACCGCAGCTTGGGATGCAGTGTTTAAATGGGCTGGAGGGACGGCTCCCACGCTGACTACAACTGCCAGTGCGAAAGACATTCTCGTATTCCGAGGAGATGGAACAAACCTACTCGAAGTGGGTCGCCAACTGAACGTGAGTTAATCGAATGGGAGCTAACCTAATATTACCAGCAGGAAGCGCGGCGGCTGACTCAACCCCAGCCGACCCTGTGACACGTTCGCTGCGGTTTGACGGAAGTGCGCACCTCTCACGATCAACTGGAAGCACCAGCACAACTTGGACGCTGGCATTTTGGGTCAAGCGAGCAACCATCTCTGGCCCATCTCAAGCGCAATACCTCGCAACGTGGGGCATCTCTGGATCGGCTGGTGAAGGATTAAGTTTTCGCGGAACAACCGATTCCAGCAACACTGATAAGCTAGGCTTTTGGAACGGATCATCCACCACATACTCAACAGGAGTTTACCGCGATCCAGCAGCGTGGGCGCATATTTGCATCAGCGTAAATTCCGGCACTGCAACAGTTTACTATAATGGTGAATCTATTTTATCTGGCATAACGGGGGTTCAAGCGTGGGGAAGCATGAGGCTCGGCGCGTGGCTCAACCAGAACGAGCTTGAGGGATACATTGCTGATGTGTACGGGGTCGAGGGGAGTGCACTAGACCACACATCCTTTACTGAATCGAATGACTATGGGGGGTTAAAACCTGCAAGCTACAGTGGTGCGTTGGGGACAAACGGCTTTCACCTGCTTTTTGAAAACACATCTGCAATCGGGGAGGACGATGCGGGGTCTAATGATTTTACTGCGAGCGGTTTGGCATCGGCGGACATTCGCGAGGACAATCCATTTAAGAACCACGCAACGTGGAACCCTCTGATCAAGCGGTCAAGCACCTCTAATATTTTCACATACAGCGAGGGCAACACAGTAGCCACATACACTGGAGGCGTGGCCCACACATCCACAACCATCGCGTCCAGCGGCGTTCATTATGCGGAGTTTGCGTTTAGCGGCGGCACATCGGGAATCTCTGGTGCGGGAGTGGTTCGGGCGAGATGGAATGGTGGTAATGCTGATTCCTACGCCACGAATTATGGCGGGTGCTATTACGGATCAAGCGGCAATGTTGATTCGCCGTCCGGTAGCACATCAGTTTCGGCAGTTGGCAGCGACCGCTTGGGCATCGCGTTTGACGGAGCAAATAACAAAGCTGATTTTTACTCTGTTACTTCCGGCGGAACGATGACCCTGCTGAAAAGTCTAACGTCATCTGACAGCATTGATTTTGATGGTAGTGCAACATTTACAGCAACCTCACACGACACAGGTGCGACATCAATTACTGGATATTTTGAAGCTGGTGAATGGTGGGGGACTGCCCCGAGTGTTGGCAGCACAACAGCTACCTCTCTGAACACCAGCAATCTCGATGACCCATCCGTAGCGGCGGCAGAGAATTTCGCGGCAAAAGCGTACACAGGTGCTGGCGGCAGTGAGGAAATAAACCTCGGCTTCACTCCAGACCTTACTTGGATCAAGCGTCGAGAAGATTCTGGCTATTGGCACGGCTGGTATGATTCAGTTCGTGGTCTTTCCGCCGGAGCGTTGGCTTCCAACAGCACGAACACCGAAGACAGCACCCAGCGCGTAGCGTCATTTGATAGCGACACTGGAAGTGAGGGCTTCACTCTTTCTTCATCGCATTACTCATACACCAACACTTCGGGCAAAGATTACATTAGCTGGAACTGGAAAGCCCACCAAGGAGGCTCTACCAGCTACTCCAATACGTTAACGCTCGACGTTCGCGATAACTACGGCTACGGCAGTGGGTGGGGGACTACAAAGTTAGAGGTCTGGGAAGGCTCTACTAAACTTACAGACATAACAAACCCACCTTCGTCCTCCTCTAAAATTTACAACATTAAAACCAACGATCTGGATAAGATTAAAATAGTTTGGTACGTCGATGGTTCCGCTGGTGATTGGTATAATATGTATGCTGTTTTAAAGAATAGCAGCAACACCACACTCGCCTCTTGGGACGGTAATAGTTGGAGCGGAAACTCCTCCGACGCCCCCTCTGACGATGATAATTTTTACCTACCCAGTAGCTTTGACTCCACAAACGCGGCTACTACTGGCGTTGTTGAAGCGACCGATGCCGACACAGAAAAATATAATAGCTCCGCTGGTTTTACTATAATCAAGTACGCTGGGGCTGGCTCGACAGACGGCGACACCAAGACTCTCGATCACAGCCTCGGTGTTCCACTTGAGTTTGTAATCGCTAAAGCGCGAACGAGTAACGATGGGTATGACAACGGGGATTGGATTGTGTGGCACAAAGACTTGAGCAGTAGTAAATACCTGTACCTCAACTCAAACTCCGCGCAGCGCACCGAAGCCTCTAGTTACAATTTAATTAGTACGGCAACCAGCGGTTCACAGCATCAAGTTGTAGTTAATAACGGCACGGATGGTTCAAACTACAATTACCATTACCTGAACTCCGGCCCAAGCAACGGCACTGGTGAGGATTACATTCTCTATGGCTGGGCTGGCGTCGAAGGCTATTCCAAATTCGGCAAATACACGGGCAATGGAAGCTCGTCGGACGGCCCTATGGTGTACACGGGTCACACGCCTCGCTGGATCGCTATAAAACGAACAAACTCCTCTGACCATTGGTGCCTATATGACACCGCTCGTTTCCCAGCTAACCCTAACGGCACTAGGCTTGAGGCCGACACCTCAGACGATGAAGCTTCAGCAAGCACCATAAACATAGACGTACTTTCTAATGGCTTCAAGCTGCGTGGTGCTGGGTCGACAATTAACGCGAATGGCAGCACTTACGTTTTCGCCAGTTTTGCTTCCGCCCCGTTCGCTAAGTCAAACGCTCGCTAACTATCAGAAAGATTTAATCATGCCATACATTACACAAGAAGGACGGGTGCTAGTCTTGGACAAAGCCTTTTCGCTAAACAACATTTCATTTCCCGCCAACTGGCTTCGGCTATCCACACCTGCCGACAAAGAAGCGCAAGGGATAAGTTGGGTGACACCTGAAGAACCACCAGTAGTTCGTGCGCCACTGGATCGTGAGAAAGCTAACGGCATAGCGCGGGCCAAAGACACTGCGGGTAAGATGTTGGCTCAATCTGATTGGATGGTGGTTGCCAGCGTAGAGCGTGACCGAGTGGTGGCTGATGATTGGGCCGAGTACCGTGCGGCAGTGATTGCCGAGGCGGATCGTCTGGAAGGCCAGTATAGCACTGCCGAAAGCTACGAGGCTATTGATGCAATCGTGCAGAATTGGCCGATTAATCCAGACGAACAGGCCGAGCGTGAGCGGATGGAAGCTGAAGAGGCTGCGGCTAAAGCAAAACAAAAGGAGAATGAAAATGCTGAAAAAAAAGAAGAAATCTAAAAAGGGTAAAAAGGGATATTAGAAATGGCAGAGTACGACCCTAATTCGTTATCGGCGCAACTGGCTCGGATTGAGTCCAGGCAGATACATATTGCTGATCGCCTTGATGAAATTGCGGAGCGAATGAACAACCATTCGCAAAGGATAAAATTCTTAGAGGAGTTTCGTTGGAAAATTGTAGGGGCCGTTTCGCTTTCCTCGGCGGGGGCTGCGGCTGCGTTTTCCAAGTTATTCGGCGGAGAATAAATTTGGCGTGGAACAAAAAACAGACATGAAAAAACCTGGATACAAAACAACCGAGTTCTGGATGAGTTCGGTGGCAATGCTAATCGGCCTTGCCTATGGAAGCGGTCTTATTACTGAGGCCGGGACATCTGGCATAGAGAAGTCAGTGGCATTTATTGCATCAGCACTGGCGGCGCTTGGATATAGCGCAAGCCGGGGCAACGTGAAAGCGGCTGAAATTGAGAGCAATAAATGATCACCGAAGTGTTAGCCGCATTGAGGGCACTCCCTGCCATTGCGGATGCCCTCAATGCGCTGACGGATGCGACAACTGCTGCTGCTGCAAGTGCCAGGCGTGAGGAGAAGGATGAAAATATTGACGATCTTATTGCTGCTGCTCGCCAGCGCCGTTTGGAGCGGATGTCTGAGCCAGAAGTTGATGGGGTTCGAGGAAGCGACTCTGGCGGACCCGGAGGGGTTCGAGGCAGCAGTGGCGACGGATGAGGGTGCGCGGTTCGTAAAGAGTTTGGGTTTACTAATTAACAAGTACGAAGAGATTTTAGAGAAGGGAAACTAGGATGCCAGATATCACAAAAGGAAAAACATTTTTAAGCGGGCAACAGCTTACTGCGGAAGACCTTAATTCAATGCTGGATGATGCGGTGATTAATAACAATGCGATCACAACCGCAAAGCTTGATGATTCTGCATGCACTACCGTTAAGATTCCTGATGATAATGTCACCTACGCCAAGATTCAAAACGTGGAAACTGCCAACAGGGTTCTGGGTAGCACGTCTGCTGACGGTGTAATTTCTGAAGTTCAGGTCGCTACAGACATGATTGAGGATAATGCTGTAACTGCCGCAAAGCTGGCAGTTGGCGCGGCACTTCCAACTGGTTCGGTCACGCAATATGCTGGATCATCTGCACCTTCTGGATGGTTGCTGGCAAACGGTGATGCCACCCTGAACACGTTTACTTACAAAGACCTTCACGCCGTAATCTCAAACACTTACGGGGGGACTGCATACGAGGCTGGCGTAACGGATCAGGATGGGGTTTCCACTACGTTTACTCTACCAGACTTGAGAGGCCGAATCCCTGTTGGCGTAGGACAACAAACAAGCGGCAAGTGGGATTCCTCGGCGGAGGACTATTCCGGTTCCGGTACTAACTTTGCTTTAGCAGCAACGGGCGGAACTGAAGATCACCGATTGCTTCAAACTGAGCTTCCCAAGCATAAACATAGAATCTCTAACGCCACGGCGTTTGGGGGAAGCTACGCTCAGGGTGGCACCAGAGACTCTGCTGGGCCAGCTACTGAATACACCACAGAAGAGCTTTTCGACTCAAGTAATGCAGCAATCACCGAAGATCAACCCCACAACAACCTGCAACCGTACATTGCATTAAATTACATTATCAAAACCTGATGACTAAATCGGCAATAGCACAATTTGTGGCGGATAAACTCCAGAAGAGTGATGCGGGTTCGCTGACTCTTTTGAAAAGTTTTATTGATCGCCGGTATGAGATGATTTGGGACTCCGGGCTTTGGCGCGAAACGCTAGGGACCACAAGCTACTCAGTAGCCGCCGACACCAGCGAGGTTACCCTCAATAGTGCGGTGCGCTTTGCTGTGGCAGTAGCCTGGGACGATAACGAAATATCATCCATGGACTACGAGACGGTGTTTCAGATCAATCCGGCACTGTTTGATGAGTCCGGTTCACCAACAAGTTTTATTACGCTGCCAAACGATTCCAGCGGCAACGCAGTAATCCGTTTGATCCGGAAACCTGACAAGGCCAAGACACTGCTGGTGTTGGGCAAATTGAAGCTTACTGCCTTAACAGATTCTGATTCTCCAAAGATTAACGGCATTGATAATGCACTACTGGCCTATGTGGAGGGCGACATGCTTGAACACATGCGGCAGTACGGCAAGGCACAGGTGAAGCAGCAGGAAGCTGCTGGCGCCATGATGTTGATGCGGGATCTTGAATCGGCGCAATCGGCAAAGATTGCCCGCCTGATTCCGGAAGTACCAAACGTGTGGGACATAAATGATTTTGACTGATGCCTGTAGTTTACAATGACAGTTTAGATGACCAGATGGCGTTTGACGCCGTTCAGTCCTTTGTTGGGGGTCAGGTTAGCAACGTGCGTTCTAACCTAATCGGGCCGACTCAGTATTCTGAGGGGGTCAATGTGGACATTGATCGGTTTGGCGGAATTATTACCAGGCGCGGCTTGGATGATGATTACGGGACATTACCAAACACAAATTCCTACAACTGGAATGAAGCTGCAAACAACTGGGAAACCTATACTTCAACATGGAACGCCGCCCCGGAGCGCGTTGATTCGGTCTTCTACTTTGACGCTCCCAGCCTTCCGGAGCAGTTGCTGGCTGTAGCGGATCAAAAGGTCTACAAAAACATTGGCGGAACAACTTGGACTGAGGTCACGGGCTACACCCCGGCAGATGGCGCCAACGTGGAAATGGCGCAGTTAACCGACAAGGTTTATCTGACTGACGGCACTAACCATGTAAGAAAATACGATGGATCGACATTCACCAGCGAATCGACGGGAACGGGAAACCCGCCGATCTGCAAATATCTCAAAACGCATACTAACCGTCTCTTCGCTGCCGGGGTCTCGGCAGTGCCGGATGCTTTATACGCCAGCGACCTGCTTGATGGTTCCACCTGGGATAACGTCAACAACCAGATAAGGATTGGTGGCTCGGTAGGAGATCCCATCACCGCCATTCACCCTTGGATTGGGGTGAACCTGGTAGTGTTCAAGGAGCGTTCGATTTTCAATGTGGTCGCTGATCCTACCGCAACAACTGCCGCCAGTTGGACCGTTGAAAACATTGATACCCGGATGGGTTGCGTATCGCATCGGTCAGTGGCACAGGTCGGTCAGGATTTATTCTTCTTGGCGCCAGACGGCATTCGCACCGTGCGATCAATTTTGGAGGGCAACGCCCAAGCAGTCAGTGAACCTATCTCAATCGGCATTCAGGATGTGATTGATACGATCAACTGGAACTACGCTAATGAGCAAGCGTGTGGGGTCAGTTGGAACAATCACTACATTTTGAGTGTGCCCACCGGGTCCAGCACAACTAACAATACATCTATTGTATACAATACCGTCGCCAAGGCGTTTGTGGGCACCTGGACATGGGATGCTACTGATTTCACCGTAAGCGCCTTCAGCGGCAATCTGAGGCTCGTAATGGGCACTGAATCCGGCAAGGCGCTGGCATACCTTGATTACGTCCAAAATACCTCTGAAACGGACTCAACTTACCAGGATGACGGTTCAAATTACACTTCCAGCGTGTTGACGCGGGGCATGACCTTTGGCGAGCAGTTCAGTGAGTTACTACCGAACCATGTTGAGCTTGAGCTAAAGCCCGCAATTGCTACTGCGGTTAGCCTTCGAGCGATCTTGGACGAGGAATCTGATTCGGTTGTAAGCCAGCAGTTTATTAATACGGAGACGAGCGCACTAACTTTGCCATTTGATTTGCCAGCAACATTCCCGAAAACTGTGCCGATCCGAAACTCGTACAATTTATTAAGCAACGGACCGTGCCGGGAGATGCAGTTCAAAGTCGTTACCAATTCAGGCAAAATGTGGGTGCGCGGAATTAAGGCCAGCGCCTTTGTAAACTCAATCGAGCAGGAAACATGAGTGGTGAAGGAAATCATTCAATTGATTCGGTCCTGCGTTTCGCCAGGGCGAACGATCATCGGAACTGGTGTTTCGGAGGATGGCCGGACGATATCATGGGAATTTACCTCTCGTGGCACCATTCAAATGGAAGTCTGGTCCTCGTCGAAGACAACGGCGAGTTGGTCGCGCTGGCGGTTGGGACGAAGATGCTTGAGGCTGACATCGATAAGCACTGGAGGTGCTGGGACGAAAGCGGAGACTGCATGCTTCTCTCGGACGTTGTGGCGAAGACGAAACAAGGATTGGCGGCGTGTCTCGACGAACTCGATGTTCGTTGTCCCGAATGGCGGGAATTGAAGTTGTTTGCCAACCGGCACGGCAAGCGAAAGCAGATTAAGCCGGAAGTATTTGAGCGAATTGTTGAGCGATGGAAATAACCGGGCCAGTAATCGAGGGGCAAGGGTTTGAGCATAAACCGCCGACAGCTAATGTGGTTATGCAAAAGCCAATCCCGGTTGGTGTTTATATAGGCCAATCGCGGTTGGGTGATGATGACCTGGGCAAGTGCGCAGTGTGGGTGCTACCTCACCAGCCACACATTGCCGAGGTGTATGTAAGCAAATTTAAGGGCAACCTGTACGGGTCATATTTGACCGTAAAAAATCTAATTGAACTAAACCGGGAAGACTTAGTGGAGTTATACGATAAGGCTTTAAATGAATGATCTAATGAAACAATGCGAACGGGCGGCGCAAAGCATTGTGGCCGCGTATGGTGAACGCTTCTGGGCGGCACGGGATGCGGTGAACAAAGGTACTCCGCCACCGGCACCAGACTATTCTGATTCAGCAGCTAAAGGAATCGAAACAGATATCCGAACCCTGCCGGCGCGTAAGATCATTGAGTCATTAGCCAAGTCCGGCGGCAAGGGCCGGGTTAAGATTGGTGATGAGTATATCGACGTAGACTTCACTGGGTTCGGTGACCTGGATCAAATGCAAATTGATCTGGAGGCAATGCGCACCAGCGCCGATGCGATTGCCGCCATGAACCTCGACATCCAGCAACGGTATGGCGAGCAGATGAACCTTGAGCAGTTGAAGCGCATCAAGGAAGCGGATCCAGTTGGTTATGAGCTACGCCAGAAACTGGCCCAAACCACTCTGGAAGAATTATCTGCCGGCCGGGAGTTAGGGGAAGACGCATCCCGTCAGGTAGAACAAAGTGTACG